CTATATGTCGCGCAGCCCGACTTATACATAAAAAACGGCCTCAAAATTACCCTCCCACTGTAATTCAAGGTATGCATAAAAATGATTAAATATACACTGCCACTTGTAAATATATACAAAGACGAGACGAGTGTATATAATGTATAAAATTACGCAAGATCGCGCAATGGGAGGCACGCCCGTCAGATTGCGCATAGTATGTATACGGACGGCACACATACTGTGCTGATTCGTACATAAAAAGGGGAAAAATCACACCATGTCGAACCTGGTCACTCAGGCTCAGATCGCGAGGGAGGCCGGAATTGCACGCACCTCGGTGTCACAAGCTGTCAAAGAGGGGCGCCTCCCGTCGGTCGAAACCAAGCGCGGAAAGCGCATAAATCTCGATGATCCCGCGGTTCGAGCATTTATCGAGAAGGCATCAATAAAATCTAAGATCCAACGAGACCGTGCCGAAGATTTGGCAGAAGAGTTAGACGACGGCATGATCAGCCAATCCGAGGCAAATCGGCTGAAGGCGATCGCGGACGCCGCGCTAAAGCAAGTCAAGAAAGAGCGGGAGGCGTTGGAGTACGCCGAGAAGCTCAACGCGGTCATCGACGCGGAAACTCTACGCCGGAAAATGGGCGTTTTTGCAGATTTTTTGACAACACATTTGGTATATCTGCCGGAGGATATCTCCTCGTCTTTGTGGATGGAGGCCAAGGCGTCCGACGATCCAGAGGCGACAATCCGGGAAGTGTTGGGTGCGCGAATCGCGAAAGTTATTGCCGAAGCTAAACGAGTCGCCGCGGAAATCGAACCTCCGCCCGCGGGTCGTCGATACTTAATTGTGGATCACGATGAACAAGAATAGTATCCGCCCCGAGGTGTTTTTTACACCTGAACATCTGAACAGGATCGATGCCGACATACAGCGCGCCATCGATGCGCTCCCCGAGCAGATCCCAAAGATTGACGTGTCCGATTTCGCCGAAGATCGTCGGGTCTTGCCGCCCGGCACCCCCTTTCCAGGCCCCTGGAGAAACGTACGATCTCCATACGTAGTTGAGATTATGGATAATCTATCTGTCGGCTCTCCGGTTGAGGAAGTCGCCTGGATCAAATGCTCCCAGATCGGCGCAACCGCGGCAAGCGAGAATTTTATTGCATATATCATTGCCGTAGCCCCCGGGCCGATATTGTACTGCACCGCCAAGGAGGATCTGCTCCGTAAGTGGGTAAATAAGCGGTTTGACCCGCTGCTCAAATCGTGCAATTTAGAAGATCGGATTTTCAAACAGAACGCGATAAAAGGCAAGCGAGCCACGGGGAATCAAATGTTCAGTAAGGAATTCCCTGGCGGGGCTTTAGATCTTGTCAGTGCGCAGTCAGAATCTAATTTACGGATGGACTCGATCCGGTATTTGATATTAGATGAGGCAGGGGCGTATCCCTGGAATGTGCAGGGATTTGGCGATCCGATAGCCATAGCTCGAGCCAGGACGGCGAACTGGGGGTCGCGCAAAAAGATTTTCATCCCATCGACTCCGGGTCTTGAGGGCGAATGTCGCATGTGGGATCTATTCGCAGCTGGCGACCAAAGACGATACCACGTGCCATGCCCTTTTTGCGGAGCGTTGATGGTGTTAAAATTCCCATCCGAGCCGGCAGCGTTTTATCAACACGTCCCGGTATCCGAAATAAAGTGGGAGACTCGAGGCGGCATCGTGGACAAGGATTCAATCCACGTGATCTGCCCCGGATGCAAAGAGGCGGTTTCGGAGCGATACAGATACAAAATGGTGCAAAACGGCCGATGGGTTCCGACAGCCAAATCAGACGATCCAAAGAGACGATCTTACCAAATCGGGCGCCTCTATTCGCTCATGGACACCTGGGAGCGATTGGTAAACGAGGAAATCCGGGCGGTTGAAGATCCACTTTTATTACAGACGCATCACAACCACAATTGCGGCATCCCGTATCGAGAGACGACACAAAAACCGGACATCAAAAAAATATACGAACTACGAAGCAACTATAAGTCGGGCACCATACCAAACGAGCAGGTTTTATTTCTAACGGCCTCGGTAGACGTCCAGCGGGGCTGGGCTGCCGACAAAACAAAGCCCCCGCGCCTTGAAATGGAGGTTTGTGGACATGGACTTGGATATAGGACCTGGTCCATTTCGTATAAAGTGTTCGACGGTCCGGTACAAGATGCTTATTCCGGGGCGTGGGAGCAGCTATATGAGTTTATTAAGTCGGATAATTTTCAATTTCCCCGAGGAGATGGTCTGATTCTGGCACCATCTATTCTTTTTATTGACGCTGGCGACGGCGACAACGAAGTGGCTGTTTTCGATTTTTGCCAGAGGGTGCCTTGGACATATCCTGTAAAAGGTGCGTGGGAACTGAAAAAGACGGAAAAGGGCCGCAAGATCGACCACATACTGGACGAGCGAACCCACAAAGACTCGGATAAATGGCGCGAAAACACTAAAAACGGACAAAAACACATTATCATCCACACCCGACGTTATAAAAACGATTTATGGCACGGTCTTAAGCAACGTCGCCAGGACACTCCAGTTCAGCGCCCCCGATTCTGCGAATTTCCGAAAGATTACCCGGATCGGTATTTCGACATGTTGGTTGCCGAGGAGCGTAGGGCGGACGGTAGCTTTTGGCGCCCGTCTAGTCGGCCAAATGAGGCCCTGGACCTTCGGGTGTACAACATGTGCGCCGGTGAATATTGGTTGTGGCTCGAGGTTCAGCGCATGCGCGCAGCCGCTAGAAAGGGCGGCCAGACGAAAGAACAGAGCGAATATCTTAAGACCCGTCACGTTTTACAATATTACGAGAAAAAAATGCGCTGGAGGACTTGACAAATGTTCAGTGAATGGTTATAATGTAACCTATGACCGTTCTTTCCTCGGACACCCGAACAGCGTTGATTGCGAAAAAAGCCGACCTCGAAAGCAGTTTAGAGGCGGCGTATGAGACGTTGGATAAATTAATTGCAGGCACGGCAGATAAGTATAGATTTGATTCCGGCGAGGGGTCGCAGTCAGTGACCAAGCGCAGCATGGATGACCAGCTCAAAGTTATAGACTGGCTGGAATCCCGAATAGATGCTATCGATCGCCGATTGCGGGGACTGGGCGTTGTCAGAATGAATGTCCGTAGAAAATTCGGAAGGGCAATAGGAAAATATGGCGTTAGACCGTATTAAACGCGCGGCGTCCAGGCTACTAGGTGCGGCCGGATTCCCTGCGATGAGTAATAGTTTGCGCGTTGTCGATTCTGCGCCGATGGGCGATCCTGTGGACTTGGGCCCCGGAATATCCGGTAGCCTAGGAAATTATTACGGCGGATATTTCGATTATGGCGCTGGTGGCGATGGATCTAAATGGCAGTTTGGTTTGTCTTCATCCGGAGCTACTCCAGTCCTAGATCACACGATGCTGCGCCAGAACGCCCGGTCAGCATATCACGATTCGATGCCGGCGCGCGCCGTTGTCGAACGTTTTGCCGATACAGTACCTGGAATTGGACTGCGACTGGAGCCCGAGCCCAAGGCCGCGGTTTTAGGGATGACTCCAGAAGAGTCTGAAAAATGGAGCCTACAGGTCGCAGAGGCGTTTGACGCCTTTATGTCATCCAAGAAATTTTCGAAATCTGAGGATGAGACCGGATATCAAAGCCAGCGGTTTGCTACCATCGCCCAACAGCGAGATGGTGAATATTTTGTTCGTTTACACTACTCAGCGGACAAAAATCTGACCAACCCCCTGCAAATTTCGTTTATAGACCCGGTCCAGATTCAGGGTTATCCGCTTACCGACACTTACGGGTTGCCGTATGCTGATTGTGGGATTGATTACGACAAATACGGTAAAGAGCTTCGGTACCGAGTGCTGGCGTATGATTATTCTAGCAAAAAATATACAGTAGTTTCCGTACCCCGCGTTGGTCGCCGTTCCGGTCGGCTGCTCATGTTGCACGGATTCCAAAAAGAATATCCCGGACAGAAACGCGGATTTTCTAGGCTTTCGCACGCGATACAAGAATTCGAAAACTTTACGGATTTTGAGCTGAGCCACATTAAAAAGGCGATCAACGACGCGGCGGTTGCTATGTGGGTTGAGCCCTCGGACGACAATCCAGCATCGAATCCGTTTATGGATGCGGTCTCAGGTCCTGCCGGAAATTTCCAAGCACCCCAAGAGCCCGATGTGGTTACTGATACGTCTGCAACAACCGGCGTCGTGAACTATAGCGCCATGAACGAAGTTGCGCTGACCCCCAATTCCGTTGGCGTCTTCAACCTGGAACCCGGCGAAAAACTCCATTCATTTCAACCATCTACTCCAGCCGATAATTACGATCGATTTGTCAACGCGTTCATGAAGTCGCTTTCCGCGTCTATGTCGATGCCTGCCGAGATATTATGGATGCAGTTTGGGGAAAATTATAGTGCATCCCGCGCTACATTGGTTTTGTTTTGGCAAGTGGTGGAGATTTGGCGAAATGAATTAATTTCAGACTATTTAGCACCAATCTACGAAATGTGGCTTTCGGGTGAGATTGCGGCCGGTAGAATTCAAGCCCCCGGTTGGTCAGACCCAAATTTGAGATGCGCGTGGCTTAACGCTGACTGGGTGGGTTTCCCACTTCCAAATATTGATCCATCTAAAACCGCTTCTGCGGATGAAAAATACGTAAACCTCGGTGCAACGACACTAGATCGGGTTGCTAGACAGTATAATGGTAGTTCCGGTCGCGCTAACCGGGCGAAATTGAAAAGAGAATTTACTGAACTCCCGGAGTCTCCATTTCCGGGCGGAAAACAATCTGAAAGCGAAAACGAGAGCGAGGGTCCGTCAAATCGACCGCCAGGAAGGCCCCCGGGGAGTTAAAATATGGCAAATCCAGATGTAATCACGATAACCGCGGGGTCATGGCAGAAGGTGGCCACTAATATAACCAGCGTGCATGTCAGGCCGCTATCCGATACATCCACATATACCTGGACATATCGAGATACCGGAGATCCGGCGCCAACCCTTGCTACAGAGCAAGCTACGTTGCCGCGCGATACCGGATTATCCATCTGTACCGAGGCGGGGTCCGGCATCGATATATATGTGTGGTGCAAATCGGTTGACGGGGTTGTACGTGTTGACGAGGGACTCACAGCTACGTATTTAATAGACGGGTAGGGTTGCATGAGTAACAAAGCATATCTAGCCGAAATATATTCTGAGAATTGGGCGATTAATGAGGATGTAATTTCATCAATTCATGATCTCGGCGAATATTCTCTGGAAGCCGCGCGAGATGACGACGCTATTTCCGCGCAATTAGATGTGGGTGGGCCCGTAACAGGCACCCAGTGGTCGTATTACAACGACAACGGCGTTGCCACCCTTTCGATCCGCGGCCCCCTGGCATCTCGAAGTGGTTTGTTGTCTACTCTTTTTGGCTGGCCCTCCACCGAGGGATTGATGCAGGAATTCCGCGCACTTGAAGACGATGACAGTGTGAAGACGATTGTGTTATTGTTTGATACTCCCGGCGGCGCAGTAACCGGAATATCCGAATTTGCGTCTATGATTGCCGGGTGTGATAAGCGCACAATTGCGTACGTCTACGGATCGGCCGCCTCTGCCGGATATTGGCTTGCTGCCGGATGTGACAAGATTGTTTCGGCTGATACCGGGACGGTAGGGTCTATTGGCGTGGTCATGTCGATTCGAACCGCCAAAGAGGCGGGCAGAATTGAGATTACCAACTCGCAATCTCCGTACAAGCGACTTGACCCCGCGACTAAAGAGGGCCGAAATCAACTCGAAAGCCTTTTGGACCAAACCGCAGACGTATTTATTGAGACAGTGGCACGAGGCCGAGACAAATCTGCAACATATGTTGCGGAGAAGTTCGGTCGCGGGGCGCTCGTCGGCGCCTACGAGGCTCTAGGTCGCGGAATGATTGACGACGTGGCTACTTTATCCGAGACTTTTTCGCAGCTTAGCGCCGCTGAAAAGATAGAAATGAAACTAGAATCAGATTCGAAACAGTTCGCTGTTTCCACCAACCCCGACAAGGAGAAATCGACTATGCCGACCTTGCAAGAATTAGTTGCCGAGCATCCCGCCATACAGGGCGAGATCGAAGCACTGACTAAGGCGGCGCGCGAGGACGGCATCGCCGCCGAACGTGCCCGCGCTACAGCTAATCACGAAGGCGCGGTCAAGGTACTATCCAGTGATAACTACCCGAAGTTGCTTAAAGAAATGGCTTCCAAAGTTATCTCAGGATCTCTTGATCTTGCCGCGCTCACCGGCGCGGTTGCCGCTTATGACGCCCTCAAAGAAGTTACGGCCGCTGAAGCGGCTGTTGCTGACAGCGAGGAAGTACCCCCCACTCCCGCTGCCGATCCTGGCGCTACTGAGCTGTCCACTGATGGCGTATTGCGGTCAAGCGCCGACATCGACGCCGAGCTGATGGAACTGAGGAGAGATTAATATGGCAGTACAATATCAACTAAACAACACTGTCATCCCGTTTTATCGCGATGGCGATGGGCGGATTAAAGACAGCGAAACATTCGAGCAAGATGCTGCTCGGGCCGCCGCATTGGCGCAGTATACTGTAGTGGCGCAAAAAGCGGCCACTCGCAAGTGGGTGCCTCTCACTAGCGTAGACCCTACTCTGACTAAGGGTAAAATGGTTTGTGGCGCTGCCGGAACCGCAGAAGCGGGCTTCCAGGCAGTCAGCGACGGCGAATTTGCGGTTACCGTAGATGGCGTCGCCATGGACATTACCGGACTGGACTTTACCGGTATCGAAGCCCCAACCCGTACCGGCGCCGTGGCGCTATGTGGAGCGCTCGGGACCGACGAGGCAGGATTCCAAGCTGTCAGCGATGGCGAATTTGCAATTACTGTAGATGGCGTTGCGATGGACATTACCGGTCTTGATTTTAGTGGAGTTCAGGCTCCTACCGCAACCGGCGCAACCGCTGTTTGTGGCGCGCTTGGAACCAACTTGGCGGGTTTTCAGGCAGTTACCAATGGCGGATTTGGGATTACGGTTGACGGCGTAGCCCTAGATATTACCGGATTGGATTTCTCCTCGATTGCCGCTCTTGATGAAATCGTAGACACCATCAATTCCGCCGCTCTAGGCACTGTGACGGCTGTATACGACTCGAAAACCACTGTTGTATCCTTTCTGTCCGAAACTCGCGGCGACACTAGCACTATCACAGTGCTCGGAGCTCCCTCCGGCGGAACTGATATTTCTGGTGCCGGATTTCTAAATGGCGCAAGCGCTACTCTCGTGCAAGGCACCGGCGACGACGGCACGGATCGTAACATCGCAGACGTCATTAACGACGCAGCAGCCGGGCGTTTTAGCTGCACTTATAACGGATCCAGGATTGCGTTCTTGAGCCACAAACGTGGCGATACCAGCACCATCACCGTGCTTTCCGCGGTGAGTGGCGGCGCAGGAACTGATATTTCCGGAGCTGGATTTTTGAACGGCCTCGCCGCATCTCTCACCCAGGGCACCGGCGACGACGGAACAGACCGCAATTTGGCTGACGTCATTAACGATGCGGCCGCCGGTCGCTTTTTCGTAACTTACGACGGCGCTCGTGTGGCTTTTTATAGCCCCACCCTCGGAACCCAGAGTTCGGTAACCGTGCTTTCCGCAGTCAGCGGCGGCGCAGGAACTGACATTTCTGGCGCGGGTTATCTTAACGGATTGACCGGCACCGGCACCGCGACTGCCGGCACGGGCGGCGACGGGTCCGATCTCCCATCCGGGATTTTTGTAGGCTCGGCGATTGCAGCGGCCGATCTGGTTGCTGGTGATGTGACCGGACAGATGGTCTTGGTTGGCGGAAACGTCGTTGTTGATAAGAATCAGTTAACTCTCGAGAATTCACTCGCCGTGACGGATGTCGTGGTTGCTCGCGGGGAAACCATAGAGGCAGTGCTGCAAGGCCGCGGTATTTATTTGAATGATAGCCGTGACATCAGCTCGCACCAGGCATAAGGAGTAAATTATGGTAACTACGCCTGACGGCATCAGCACGTATCAACGATACATGGCGCGTGCTTGGGATGAGCGGGACATTATAGGAGTCCCGACAGGTTTTCAATCTTTATTCGGGCGCCCCGAGACGGGGTCTCAAACTATATATTCTGACGACGCAGAAGTTGTGGACATCGATGTGATCCGCGGTAACGAGCGGATTGCTGCACTCGTACCGCGTGGCGGCATTCAGCGGTCTCTCGGGTCGCTGCAAGAAGCGCTGAACGAGCAGAAATTCTCGAATCAGAGTCGCGTGTATCCATTGTCTATTGAGCTTTTCGACATTGATTCCGGCCAGCTCAATAAGCGACTAGCCGGTGAGCAGCTTTATGCACCCTGGAGTCGTGAGCGCAGACTCAGAACGTTAGCCATCAAAGCGCTAAAAGAGACCACTCGCCGCTCTGTGCGGATGTTTGAAGTACTGGCGTCTCAGATGGCACGAACCGGCAAACAGGATGCGATTATCGGCACCTCCGATGCAGATTTGCAATATGATCTCCGGAGGAACGCCGGAAATACTATCACCGTCGGAACTAAATGGAATGCGGCGTCTCCGACTATTTTAGATGATATCGATTCCGGTTGTGATGTCGTTCGACAAAACGGCCATATGCGGGCTGACGTGTTAGTGCTTGGCGCTAGCGCTATGGCCGCCGCGCTTAATGACACGGACTTTCAGACGATCGCAGATAATCGCCGCATTGGCCTTATCCGCGTAAGCCCAGACAATCCGGTCCCGTCCAAGCTGCAATTTATGGTTTCTTCCGGCTTTGATGCTCGTGGAATGATCATGACCCCCAAAGGTCGGATGCTCTGGTTATTTACGTATGACGAGGGCTATACCAATAGCTCCGGCACATATACGCCGTATATGCCGCTAGATGAGGGGTTGATTTTCTCAAGTGACGCTCGATGCGATCGTTATTTCGGTCCACCCGAGACTCTCCCCATGGATTCCCGCATGCGCGCATTTTACATGGATCGTTTTGGCATGGGTCCCGATGCACTTCCGACGATCAAGATGAAATCAGCTCCATCTGTGGTTGAAGCTCGGATGTTCCATTTTGATGCATATCCGAATATGAGCAATACGACTGTAACCCATAGGACTCAGTCGGCTCCTATTTACGCGACAACTCATGTTGACTGTTTCGCGCTATTGGACGGATTAGTCTAGTGCGTTGGATTGGCAACGGATGCCTGGGTCTTGGCGGGGGCCGTTTTATCTTTCGAGATGAAACGATCCCCTCCGGGATTTTAAGTTTAGATCGCATCGCAGAACTAGTTGCCGCGGGCAAAATCGTGTTAGACGACGGTGATATTCCAGCCCCCATACCGTTTGCCGAACCGGAGATCCCGAGGGTAACTGTTTCTGCTCCGAAACCCGAGGCGCCGAAACCCGAGGCACCGAAGGACGAACCCAAAGAAGAGGCGCCCAAGCCAAAAAAGCGTAAACGCGGGCGCCCGCGGAAGAAGAAGGTAGCGGAATGAGCGAAAAAAAAGAAGAGCAAAAAGAAGAGAAATCCGCGCCGAAGAAAAGCGGAAAAAAGCCCTCCGGCAAAGAGAAAACCGTGTACACCCACGGCAAAGTTTTCAAAATGCCTTTGGAGAAAGAATTGCAAGAGTGGCTTCGTGAGAAATATCCCGAGGAATATAAATAGGTGACAAATCTCCGGGAACAGATTGAGGCCGATTTAGCTGAAACCCTTGAGGATTCTGATGAATTTGGTTTGCCCGTAATATTGATAAGCCCGGACGGTGTCGAATACGATGCCGTCTACGGGCAGATTTTATATGATACTCGGGCGTATGATGAGGTTGGAATTGAAGTGCTGGATCACATGCCCGTGGTTACCGTGCGTCGGTCATCGCTTACGCGAGTGCCATTGCCGGATGAAAAAGGCACGTGGGCAGTAAAGATTCCGACAACGCCATCATCGACTGCGGCGACCACTACGTTTTTGTTGGGTCATGCTAGCCAAGATGGCGGGTCTATTGGATTTATTAGATTGTATCTTAGCAAAGCGGTGCAGGCATGACGATGTATTTTCGCACGATAAGCGCGGGCATTGTGTCGTTATTGGGCGCTGCTGCATCGGGGCAATATCGCGTTGTAGGATACCAAGAGCAAGATGTAGCCTCGGACGAAATTCGAAACACTGAACGCCTCGTCCAGGTCCGTTACAAACGAGGCGAATTTCCACGCTCCGGTTCCGGACGCGGGCCAATCGCGCATCATATGGACTTTGAGATCATGCTTACAGTGTCCAGTGCGGCTGGGGTTGACTTAACAATTTTAGAAAATCCCGCGTCCACTCCTACTCAAATAGCAACCGCTTTGGCGGCATCCGAATCGGCGTCAAAACGTGTGAACGATTCGATGGATGAGCTGTTTGATCTCGTATATCAGGTTTTAATGTCCGGTCCTAACATCGATCTAGGGCTCGGATTTCGAATAGGCAGCCGCTGGGTCCCCGATTTCGAAAAAGGCGACGTGTACAATCGCGGAGAACATGCAGTGCTCACAGGTATGTTGCGAGTGTCCTGCCAGATTGACGAATCGGTCCCATCTGCCACATTATATCAATTTGACGACAACGACGTATCGCTAACATTCGAGGGCGACGCAACCGAGCGCGCCGGCGTTAAAGAGGCTCCATAAATGGCAACAAAATTACATAGCGCGGTTGCGCCAGGTAGCATACACACTCCGGTAAATCTTACTTTTCCCGACGCTGCGAATCGAATAGCCGGCACAAATGAGGGTTCCGGAATTACCCTGTCCTCGGATCAACTATATGATTTCGCGAAGCAAGACGACGACGACACGCTGTGGATGCTTACCGGGGTGGGGCCGATCACTTGGGATCAAGTATACACTTCGGCGGCCACACTCAGCTTGGTCGATTTGACGCTTACCGGCGATCTGACTATGTCTGGGGCTGACTCTCAGATTATCGCGGAAAGCTATACGACGACAAGTGGGACATTAGCGTCTTTTAAATCTACTCCGGCCTCCGGGTCCACAGCTACGGTTATGACCATTGAGGCGGACGGGACCAACTGGAATTCCGGCGCTCGAGTTTTGAAGATTATTACCGACGATAATTCGGCCGATCCCCTCGTAATTAATGACGGCGCCGCGGACGTGTGGGCGGTCGGTCGCAATGGCAATCAGGTTATGACCGGAGATCTCCAGCTTACCGGCGGTGGCTCGATAACGACAACAACTAACGGCGATCTAGTGCTGTTGCCGAACGGCACCGGGATTACTCAGATTGGAGATGCCGGGTCTACTTCGCATAGTTTCGCCACTAATGATGATTTATTTGTGAGCGGCAAATTGGAGGTAGATGGAGCAGCTTATTTTGACGGTGGGTCTCTTACGATGTCCAATGATGCCGATTTTATTATTGGATCTTTCGCTGCGGTATGGAAGACTAGTCAAACAGTACCCACGATATATGCTGGAGTGGATGGCACCAGTCGAACAATTTTAGTAGCGGAAATTGCTGATCGTAATTTTGATTTTTCGCACGCTGGCCAGAGTAATCCAACTATATTTATACATTCGGCAAATCAATCCACCACCGAATGGGGTTCGATCGCGCACGATCAAACCGATTTTGTAATCAACCAGGGCGCCGGAACAACAAAGCTGGCCGGGGGCGTTACGCATAATGTAACAACAGTCAACGCGGCTACTTATGATTTAGCAACTGACGATTACATTCTCAACGTAACCTATCCTGGTACGGCCGCAGTCACCTCCTTGACGCTTATGACTGCCCAGACTTTAGCAGGCCGCGTGGTGCACATCAAAGATGCCAGCGGAAACGCCGGAACAAATAATATCACCATAGACACCGAGGGCTCGGAGACCATAGACGGTGCCGCGACTCTTACTATCAACACTAATTATCAGAGCTACTCACTGTATTCAGATGGCTCTGACTGGTTTATCATCTAACGGAGGGGTTTGATGTCTTACGCGCCGGCGATTTTGCAAGGTCCGGTAATTAAAACGGTAACGTTTTCCAACGATACTGGAACCATATCTTTATTTACAGTTGCCGGTGATGTATCTTGTCGGATACTGCCGGTGTGCAAAACAAATGTAGCTAGTGCGGCTAACGCAAACGTATCACTTGGCACGTCTTCGGATGCGGACGCTATTATTGT